AATCAGCTGAATATCCTGATTCTTCTCTAATGATGTTCTATCAAGACAGAGAAGGCTTTAAATTTAAATCTGTAAATAAAATGCTTGAAACCAGGCCTGTGGCTGAGTTTTATTATGCAGACCCAGGCACTGAAAGAGGGCCAAGATCTCGTAATTATATTTTAGGTATTACTTGGCATGATGCTATTGATGCTATAAATGGTTTAAGAAATGGTCTTTATGATAATACAGTAATGGCTATTGATATTAATACTAAAACATTTAAAGAGACTGTATTTAATTACGCTAAACAGTTTGGAGAACTTACTCATATTAGAAATGGGGGTAAACCGGTTGCAAGAGCAAAAAGCTGGGGTGGAACTGTTTTAGGTGACCAGCTAGAAGGTAGCTCTCATGTTAGATTTATACCTACTGATTTTAATACAGATATTGAAAATCAAACTATTGATAATAGAATAAGTGAAACTAATGATCCACACATTTTCTTTTCTAAAAACAAGCATAACTTTTTAGGACACTCAACATCATTAATGGCTGTCTTAAGACAATATAAAATAGATATAACAAGTAATTATGTTGACGGTGTTAAAGCAGGCGATACTGTTAATATTCATATTCCAAGCAACGCAGGTAATCAAAGTGTTACTGAGAGATATATTAGTATTTTCGGTCAAAGAAACCCAACATTCTTAGTTACTGGTTCTACAATTACATATGATGGTGTTGACGGCGGTGTATTTTTAACATTGCAGTGTGCTAAGGAATCGTTAAGTTAATCTCTAGGAGGTCCAGCTGCAGATCCAGTTGAAGAGCCTACTCCACCTACACCACAGCAGCGTGAAGGACTACCTTCTACATCAGGTGAAGCAAGAGGTGAGAATCAAGAACAAACACCAGAAGAAGCTGCAGCTGCTGTTGAAGCACTAAAACAGTTTAACGAAGAACTCGGTGGTGGTGTAGCGTATGCTAAATTAACACCGCAAGAGAAACAATATGCTATTGAGCAAGGTTATCTTGACGCTGATACATATCCGGACGAGACATTTGCATAGGTGAATTATGGATTTTTCTAAAGATTTTTTAGGTTATAACTTTACATGGTTTATAGGAGAGGTTGAAGACAGAAATGATCCTCTTCGGTTAGGTCGTGTTAAAGTAAGATGTTTCGGCTGGCATTCATCGGATAAAGAGCTGCAACCTACAACAGCTTTACCGTGGGCAAATACAGTACAGCCAGTTACTGGTCCTGCAACGTCTTCATCTGGTTTAACTAAAGGTGTTTGGGTATTTGGTTTCTTTTTAGATGGCACAAAAGCTCAGCGTCCAATGATACTAGGTCATATTCCTGGATACAGATTTGGCTCACCAGGTGAATCAGAATTACCTTCTGTAGCACGACAAGAAGCAGATTATCCTGCTCCTAACCAAACACTAAGAGGCAGCACTGTTACAGAAGATGTAGTAACCGATCCTGAAAATGACACTAAGTGGTCAGAGCCGGCTGAGCCTGCAGACTCTTCTTATCCATCTACTCTAATTCAAGCACACGAGTCTGGTACATATACACAGATTACAGGCTCAGGTAGATATACTATTCAAACTAATAATGGTAGTTATATCGAAATTGACGCTGGTGGTAATGGTAAGTGGAAAGTGATTACAGATAATTATCAGATCGTTGGTGGTGATGAATATATTAATGTAGGTGGTACAGTTAATATGACTGTCGCTGGAGATGTTAATTGGAATATCGCTGGTAACTGGTTAGTTAATGTTGGCGGTAATGTTACAACTAAAATTGGCGGTGATGTAGAAGAAACAGTAGGTGGTAATGTTACTGAGGATGTAGGTGGTACAGTAAGTGAAACATTTGGTGGTTCACAAACTACTGCTGCAGGCGGAGCTGTTAAAATTACTGGTTCTACTATTGATCTAAACTAAGGAGAGTAAAATGCCAGCAGTATGTACAGTAGGAGATACTTTGTCAACCGGTCATGGATGTTCAGGCTCTACAACTATCGCAAGCCCTAATACAGATAGCTCTGTAAAAGTAAACGGCATCCCTGCTATTGTTGTAGGAGCACCAACAGTAGCACATCCATTTCCACCAGCCCCGCCTTGTGCTCCTCACGTAGCTTTTTTAAATGCAGGTTCTGGTACTGTAAGAATAAATGGAATAGCAGTAGGACGAGTGGGAGATTCAGCTGACGCAGGTGCAATGACGTCAGGATCAGGTAATGTAAACGCAGGATAGTATTATGACTCATGATATGATCGTCTCTTTATTTGAGACTTATGTAACAGAAAACGAAAAATTTGAAATTGGAAATAAAGCAGCTGGTACTAGAGCAAGAAAAGCTCTATCAGAAATAACTAAACTAGCAAAAACACGACGTCAAGAGATTCAGGACGTAAAAAACAATGATAAATAAATGAAAAGATAGAGGTTAATATGGTCGGTTCTGCAGCTACTAATCCATTAAGAAAAGAAGTACAGTTTAGTGATTTGAGTGTATCGTTTACACCACACTCTGTGACAGGTAAACCTGTGGTTAAAAAAAATGCAGCTGCTATTAATGGCGCGCTTAAGAATTTGATTCTTACTAATCGTTATGAACGTCCATATGAGCCGACATTTGGATCAGATATACAAAATCGTTTATTTGAAAATTTTGATGCTGTAGAAGCTATTAACCTTGAAGAAGATATTCGTCTTGCAATAGAGAATCATGAGCCAAGAGTTGAAGTTCAAGACGTTACTGTTATTGGTGGGCTAGACAACAATACGGTTTCGGTTAATTTAGTTTATTTCATAGTTAATGAAGCCGAGCCACAAGAGTTAAAAATACAAATAGAGAGAACAAGATAATGCCAGCGAATAACGCGCTCGAGCTTACAGATATCAATTTTGATACTATTAAGTCAAATTTAAGAAACTTTCTATCTAATCAAACAGAACTAGGGGATTACGATTATGATTCCTCTACAATGCAAATTCTTCTTAATTTGTTAGCATACAATACTTATATGAATTCCTACTATCTTAATATGGTAGGAAATGAAATGTTTTTAGATTCAGCTCAAATTCGCAGCAATGTAGTTTCACGTGCAAAAATGCTAGGGTACACTCCACGCTCCGCACAAGGACCAACAGCAACAGTTCAATTAGTTGTTACACCGAATGACTCTCCTACAAATATAACAGTAGATAAAAATACTAAATTTAGAACTACTATAGACGGTAAACAATATATTTTTGTAAATCCAAACGCTGTGACTATAAATGCTAATCCTAGCGGAATATTTTCTACAAATTTAGATATTGTAGAAGGAAGACCTTTTACTTTTAAGTATACAGTAAGTACAAACAACCCTGAAAGATATGTTATTCCTGCAGAGAGTGTAGATACGAGAAGTTTAACCGTAAGTATTCAAGAAACCGCAGCAAACAGCAATATTACAACATATACTAATGCTACTAATCTAACTTCAGTAACTGGTAATACAACAGCTTACTTTTTACAAGAAAATGAAGATGGAAGATATGAGCTTAAGTTTGGTGATAATATTCTTGGCAAGGCTTTAAATGATGGCAATGTAGTTAACATAGACTATAGAGTATGTAATGGTTCTGCAACTGCTGGTGCAAACACCTTTACTGCAGTAGATAATATTGATGGTTATAGTAATATTACTGTTAATCATGTAGCTCGAGCTCAAGGTGGCGGAGATAGAGAAAATATTCAATCTATTAAGTTTAATGCTCCTAAAAATTATGAAAATCAAAATAGAGCTGTAACTACCAAAGATTATGAAAATATTGTAAAATCTCAATTTAGTTATATACAATCAGTATCTGCATGGGGTGGAGAAGATAACAACCCACCTATTTACGGTAAAGTATATCTCTCTATTAAGCCTACTCAATCAGAAACTCTATCTATAGCTCAAAAAAATGATATTACAGATTTCCTTCAATCAAAAAATATTGTGACTATAGAACCAGTAATAGTAAATCCAACCTATCTATATGTTAAGCCAGAAGTTACAGTAAAATATAATCCTAACTTAACAACTGCAACAGCTGGTACTTTACTAACAGCTGTCGCGAATAAAATTATTTCATTCGAAAATACTCAGTTAGGTTTATTCAATAAAGGTTTTATTAACTCGGAATTTATAAAAGAACTTGATAAAGTAAATTCAGCATTTACTAGTATTAACTCTGAGTTAAGAATAACAAAAAGATTTGTTCCTGATACTACTACTGTAAAAACTTATACATTAAACTTTAATAGGTCTTTGTTAAATATAACAGGTGGTGTAATTTTAAGAATCAATCCTGCTGCACACCCTGGAAGAGGCCTGACAGCTACTTCTTCTACATTTACATATAAGGGTATTAGCGGTACTAGACTAGATGATGACGGTTTTGGAAATTTAAGAACTTATTATGTAGACACCTCTGGTGTAAGAGTATATACTAATAGAATTGCAGGCACTATTAATTATAATACTGGATTGATACAGTTAAATAATTTATTAATTACTGCTTATACAGGAAGCGGTATAGAAATTACTGTTGATCCAGATGCAAATGATGTTGATTTAATACGTAATCAAATTATTTTAATTAAAGATGCTAAAGTAAATATTTACGATAATAACTTGAAAAAAATAGTTGCTACAACCAGCAATATTAGTACGCAAGGTGAAACAACAAGTATTACAGAAGACGCAATAATATCTACGGTGTACTAATGGCTACTGATAAAAAAACTTCAGTATTAATAGACAATCTACTACCATCTTTTATTGAAGATGAGGGCCCTAGATTTCAAGCTTTTATTAAAGCGTATTATGAGTGGTTAGAAACAACCAACCAAGTTACTGATAGATCAAAAAATCTTTTAACATACCAGGATGTTGATAGAACTGCGGATGAGTTTTTAGATTATTTTAAAAGAGAAGTGCTATCTTCTTTTCCTGATTCTATTAGAGCTAATAAGAGTCTTGTTTATCAAAAAATCAAAGACTTGTACCGTTCAAAAGGTTCAGAGCAAGCCTTTAGATTACTTTTTAGGATACTTTATGATGAAGAAATAGAATTTTACTACCCGGGTAATGATATTTTAAGAGCATCTGATGGTGTTTGGGTTCAAGAAAATTCCATTCGTATATCTTCACCGTTTACGGGTGATCCGAGTACTTTAGCTGGTGAAAAAATAACAGGTGTTCTTACTGGAGCATTTGCTACTGTTGATAGAGTTACATCAACAACAGAACAAGGTGTACCAGTATATGAATTATTTTTAAGCGATATAAATGGAACTTTTGAAGATTCAGAAACAGTAAAAAACAATGATAATACAATTAATGGTGTTATTATTGCATCAGTCGGTCCATTAAAAGGTGTTGTTATATCTTTTGGCGGTGATGGTCATCAACTTGGTGATGGTGTTAATATTACTAGTTCTATAGGTACATCCGCAAACGGTACAGTTATTAGAACTACAGATAACAGTTTAAACGTAGGTATAACCGATGGCGGCAGTGGCTATATTACTGGATTAGATTTAGATATTTCTGGCGGTGGTGGATCAGGTGCTATTTTTACAATTACTGGCATTTCTAATACCGAGCAAGTTTTAGTTTATGATGATACTATATCTGATCTTCAAAACACATTAATTAACGCTAATACATTTATAACTTCTAACACTGGTTCTCTTTCTGCTAATCTTGCAAGCTCTAATGCATCTTCTGTATTATCTGCTGCACTAGGTACATCAAATATTACTGTCGGTGCTATTTCATCTCTAGGTTTTTCTTCTAGAGGATCTAACTATACTTCACTTCCTGATGTTTCAGTTCGCTATGCTCCTGTTGCTGATCAAAACTTACCAGATGGTTCTGGTGGTATAAAAGGTTTTAACGCTGTATTTGATCCGCAAAGAGTAGCAGGTAGTTTAGCAGAGATTTCTATTAATAATCCAGGTTCAGGATATAATAGAGCAAACAGAGTAACTCTTACAAATATTTCTAGAGCTAATACAAGACCAGCTTTCGGTGCACCATTAGTTACTGGTGTTATTGCTTATCCGGGTGGTTATCAAGATACAAGAGGATTTTTATCTTGGAATAATAAACTTCAAGATAACTACTTTTATCAAGAATTTTCTTATGTATTAAAATCTACAAAAGCGCTAGGTGTTTATAAACAATTAGTGACAGATACTATTCACCCTGCAGGTCAAAAATTATTTGGTGAAGCCGATATATCGGCTAATATAAATGTATCGTTTTCAGCTGATCCTTATGTCAATCTTACAATTGAAAATTTACAGAGTATTACATCAACACTAACATTTGGTGTACCTTCTATTGTACAACTAATTGATCCTGCATCTATTACAAGTACATCTTCTCTAGGTGTGCATGAGCTTATCTTTAATATTGATCCGCCGTCTTTAGCTGTAACAACATCAATTAGCACAGATTTAGATTATGAGTTTAACTTGGGTGGTGGAGCATTAATTGGTATAGATTCTACTTTAAGCATTGGCGACTTTAGTGTTGCACCATTAATTGATCCTGCTTCTATTACATCTACAATAAGTATAGGAACTTTAGATTCTACAGGTTATAGCTTCCCAGTTCCATCAATTGATTCTACAACTGTAGTACCTACAGATGCTATTTTTGCATTAGAGAATCAACTTCAAAGTATTGAATCTACAGCAGTTGTTTCAGATACTAATGAACTTTACTTAATTGGTGCTGGTACTATGTCTAACCAGTTAGTTAACGATGTTACTGATTTACAGAATAAATTTATTAGTGATTATGAAAATGTTACTATCGATACATTCCCAAGCAATAGAGTATTTGATGGTATTGGTACATCGTTTGATACTAACTTTAGTGCTGGTACCATTGTTAAAATACTAGACGTAAACGATACAGGTGTAGAACTCACTTCAACTGTTGATTCTATTAGTGATGCAAATACATTTGTAACTACAGCGAATGTAACATTCGCTAACGGTGATCTTGCGATTGTAACTGGTGCAACATATGTTTACACTAGTAGTTAAAACCAATATAAATAATGTAAATATATAAGCAGAGAAAAATATGCCAAGTTTAGTTTCAAGTCGATTTAGATTGCTTAATGCATGTGTATTACGTGACTCAGTTAAGGGTTATGGTGGCAATACTCATTATATTTTTATTGGTCGGGTTAACACTTGGCCAAGTCAAATATATCCGCCCGCTTCTTTTTCTTTCACTATAGATTCTGCTGATGGTACTATCAATTATATTTTTAGTTCTGGTGTAGATGATAGAACAAGCACAGATGTTGTAGGTAACGATCCTACAATTACTATCTATGCTGGTGATACTATTCAAATTACAAACAATTTAGGTTCACACCCTTTGTATATTAAAACTGTCGGTGGTGTTGCAGATACTAACAACTTAGTTTCAGATCCAACTGCTACAGGGCAGGGTGCCATAAGTGGTAGTACAGTGTCTTGGACACCAGTCAACACAGGCACATTTTACTATCAATGTTCTCTACATGCTGCAATGTATGGTACTATTTCTGTAATTGATAGACCGGGTGAAGATGTTGCACCTACACCAACTGACTCAATACGAGAAAATTTATTTTCACCGTGGAGAGAAATGATTGCAGCTAAAAAAATCACTGAAGTTGATGTCTCTCATGAACTTGACAGATATGATTGGGTTTCAGGACGAGTTTACACTGAATATGATGATCGTGATTCAGGTTTATTTAGTAAACAGTTTTATGTGGTTACTCGACAAGCACTTACATATAGAGTATATAAGTGTCTATTTAATAACAGAGGGGCAGCATCGACAGTTGAACCTACAGGTACAAGCACTTCTATAATTTCTACTGCTGATGGATATAAATGGAAATTTATGTATACTATTAGCGCTGCAGATGCATTAAAATTTGTAACATCAGCATACGTTCCGGTTAAAACTTTAACGTCAGATGATGGATCCGTACAATGGGATGTTCAGCAAGCCGCTTCTAATAATTCTATTGATATTATTGAAGTAACTGCGAACGGATCTAATTATAGAATAACATCTAATACGTTTACATCTGTATCAAATACATCAGTTGTTAGTTTAGCTAATAATGCTAGTCAAGTAGATAGTTTTTATAATGGCTCTTCTTTGTTTGTATCAGCTGGTTTAGGTTCCGGTCAAATAGCGAATGTTATTTCATATAACGGTACAACGAGAACAGCTACACTAAGTGCAGGACTTGTTATTACACCTAATACATCTAGTAGCTATCATATCGGACCAAAAATTATTATAAGTGGTGATGGTTCTGGTGCTAAAGCTTATGCTAATGTAGCTAGCGGTCAAATAACTTATATAAATATGATTAACGTTGGTAGTCAGTATGCATATGCAAATGTAGAAATATCAGGACCGGGAGGAACAGGAGCTACTGCAGTACCAAGATTATCACCACCAGGTGGTCATGGTGCAGATCCTATCTCAGAGCTTGGCGGTTTTAATGTTGGTATAAATGTAAGAATATCAGGCACGGAGGGAAATACGTTTCCAACTAATAATGATTTTAGAATTATTGGTTTAATAAAAGATCCGTTACTAGCAAATGGTAGTGTTGCAACAGGCGATTCATATCATCAGACTACAAAACTAACTGTTGTTGGTATTAACAGTGGACCTTATAACCAAGATGAAATGGTAAACGGTCTAACTAGTGGAGCGATTGGAAGAGTAGTTACTTTTGCAAACACAAACGCTGATAGTACTAACGGTATAGTAGAATTAACAAATGTAGAAGGCACATTTACAACAGAATCTTTATCAGGCAATACGTCAAGCGCTTTAGGAACAGTAACATCTATTACTACTCCGCAGTTAAGAGCTTATTCTGGTGAAGTTTTATATAGAGAAAATAGAGCAGTCACCTCTCGAACTGTAGATGGCATAGAAGACATCAAAATAGTTGTTCGTTTTTAAATTAATAGGATAGAAAATGGCAGTAGCTAACACAGACTCTTTAGTTACAAATTTCAACGTAGCACCGTACTACGATGATTTTGATGAGTCTAAAAACTTTCATAGAATGTTATTTAGACCTGGTTATGCAGTGCAAGCTCGCGAGCTTACACAAATGCAATCCATTCTACAAAATCAAATTGATAGATTTGGCGAACATGTTTTTAGAGAAGGTAGTATTGTAACAGGTATAGAACTTAATTACGATACAAAAGCAACATATATCAAAATTAGAGATAATAATGCTTCAGGAAATAATGTTGTAGCGAATTCGTTTTTAAATACAACCATTACTGGTTCTACATCTAATACCACAGCTATTGTTATTGGTACAGATACAGGATCAGAAGCTGAGACACCAAATCTTAAAACACTTTTTATTAAATATACAAGTACCGGTACATCAAATAGTGGAAATAACTATTTCACATTAGGTGAAACGATTACTTCTAATACTAGTGTTTCAGCAAATGTAGCTTCAACTGTAGATTCAGTAGGTGTTGGTTCAAAACTTACTGTTGGTGAAGGTATTATTTTTGCTAAAGATCATTTTATCCGTATCCCTGCTCAAGAAATAGTTGTTGGTAAATACTCTACGAATGCAGATTATAAAGTAGGTTTTAATTTAACTGAAACTATTGTTACTGCAGACAACGACCCTACATTAAAAGACCCTGCTAGCGGTTCATATAACTATACAGCTCCAGGTGCAAATCGATTAAAATTAACCGGCACGCTTAGCAAATACACATTAACTGCAAATACCGGTACCGACTTTGTTGAATTGTTAAGAATTGAAAATGGTATAATTCAACGTAAAGTAGATAAACCTCAGTATGCAGAAATTAAAGATTTTGTTAATAGAAGAACAAAAGAAATTAATGGTGACTTTATTGTAAGAGGATTAAGTGTTCGTTTAAGAGAACATCTAAACCAAGCAAATAATAAAGGTGTATTTACTGCTGGTGATGGTGGTAATTCTACATTACTTTCAGTTGATGTAGAGCCAGGTAAAGCGTATGTAAATGGTGCAGAAGTAGAAAATATAGTTACAAAGCATGTTCCTATTCAAAAGTCTACTAACTATGAATCTGTTGAAGCTTTAAATGTAAGTGCTAATTATGGTAATTATGTAGTAGTAAAAGAAGTAGCCGGGGCTTGGGATGTAAATGCCCATAAAAAGGTAACCATTTATAACGGTTATACAAGAGCTGCTTCAAATAATACATTTTCAACAGCTACACCGGCTGGTACTGCAATCGGTACAGCTAGAGTCAGAGCTATAGAATATGTCTCCGGTACAAAAGGCTCGTCAGAAGCGAGATACAATTTATATCT